CAGAAGCCAGCCCCGCCCGCCGCCGCCACAGCGCCCGAGACCCAACAAATGGAGAAGCCAGTTGAGGCTCCCATGTCATTCCCTCCAGCGGTCGCAATGCCACCCACGACGGGTACCCAGCCTCCGGTCACGATGGCGGCCCCAGTCGCAGCGACTATACAGGTCCCAGTCGCATTTACCCCGTCTTCCGTGTAATTCCAAGAACATTTTCAAGTTTACTCTTCGTCCTCTCAAGAGGCTTCATTCTCCTCAGCTTTAGCGAATCCTGTGAAACCGACGAGTTTTCTATCGCCTTCATCCGCGCCTTCCCACCAGATGCTGGTCCACCCGCACCTGCTGTTAGGCGCAGATCGAGTTCCTTTTCGGCTCCTGTAATCGGTTGAATGAAATTCTCATTTGGCCAGCGAACTATAGGTGGTTCCACGAGACCGCCGTAACTCCTGAATTCTTCAATTTCCATTGAACCACCGAAAATTAATAGACTAGTTCTGTCTGGAGCGGGCCACAGCGGTTCGTAGCGACCAATGGCCTGTTTACGCATGAGAGCCAAGTACATCTGAATCTCACCAGAACGCGCGGTGCTCATATCAAGCGCGTATGCTTTTGCGCACTGCCACGAGCAAAAGTTGCCCTTGGTCGTGAAGTGTTTTCTTTTTTCGTCGTATTTTATCGGCAAGTGAATACACGGTAATTTAGGAAGGGCATGGACACACCACCAACACACGAGATGGGTCTGGGCGGGAGTTTGGAGATCCGTCTCGGAACGCGATGCAATCTCCTTTGATATGCGTTCAAGTCGAGCGGCTTTGAGGCGCTCCCTCTCGAGGACTCTCACATCGTGACTAGCCTTTTTATCGGAACAAGTTTTATTTTCCATCTAAACTTAAAAACCTAATAATCTTTATTCATATATGATTCTGTCAATTGATTGCGGAATTAAGAATTTAGCAATGTGTTTAATTGATCCAAAAGACAAAAAAATCCACCATTGGGATGTGAGTGGCGTGCCGCCTATGCACGCCGATGGCATCTTCCCATGTCTCGTGCGTCATCTGAACGAGAAGCCATGGGTCCTCAAGGCGAATACGGTCGTTATTGAAAAACAACCAGACCGTAATCGTGGTATGAAAGGAGTTGAAAATCTTCTCCACACGTACTTTCTTGTGAAGGAGAAGGATGTGGTTATTTGGGACGCCCGTCACAAGATTCCGGATGTGGCGGGTGCCGGCAAGGCTCGATACCTTCAACGCAAAAAGGCTAGTATAGAGCGAGCACGTAAATTCATAGTTTCGAATGAAACTAACCAAAATTGGGTGGCTTTTTTTGATGCTCACAAGAAGAAGGATGATCTCGCCGATACCGTGATGCAGGCCCTGTCGTTCATCGACAAGCGCCCCGAGGCCAAGGAAGATGCACCGGTCAAAAAGTGCGCACCTCGCAAACCAACCGAGAATCAGACGAGGACAAAATATTCAAAGGCGAATTTGGCTTGGCTGGTCAAGACCAAAGCCAAGCAAGATGCGCGGTTTAAAAAAGATTTGTCACGATATTATCGTAATATTGAAGAGCTTGTGGCTGAGTTTAAATTGTAGGACCCGCCGTGCGAAGTTCTCAAGCTTTTTTGGCCTGCATAACGAGTTGCTCGGCTTGGTCAGCTGGGAGACCACTTTTAATCAGGTTAACAATTATGTTAATTTCGGGCATTCCGGAAGCAATCATAGTCTTCACGTCCTGTACGGACGTCGCCGAGGTGGGGGCGCCACCAGAAGTGGGGGCGCTACCAGAAGTTGATGGAAAATATGAAGGGGAATATTTGAACAGAATCACAACAACAATCAATACCAACAAGGCGATGATTATACGGTCCATTTATATATTCAAATATTTTTGTTTTGATATATAAATGGGAGGTGGTGGTGCAGCCGCAGCATTCGCCCTCGTGTGTATTGTGGTGTTGGCCATAGTACTCCCCATTTACTTTACAAAAATTCAGTGTAAAAATGGATTCGGATATAAGTGCCCTTCAGGACCCACTACGGCGCCTGTGGCCGCATCGGGAAGCGGGCCCTCGACTTCAGGAGGTGGTGCTGGAGGGCCCTCGACTTCCGGAGGTGGTGCGGGAGGGCCCTCGACTTCAGGCCCCCAAGGCATCTCTCTTGCAGGCGGGCCTTCTGGTGCGGTTTTGGGATTCTCACCAGAAACGGCAACTGGTTCACCATCATCTGGACCGCGATCTGGACCGGCATCTGGACCAAGGGGCGTCAATTGTGTAGGCCATTGGGGTCCGTGTTCTGTTTCATGCGGAACTGGTTCACAGACTTATATAGTCGACACACCCGCGAGAAGTGGGGGAGAGTCGTGCAAAGATGCAGACGGTACTGCTCGCGCGAACGGAGATACAAAACCGTGTTCAAATCCTCCATGTGGCGTGAATTGCGTTGGTGATTGGATCAAGAGCTCTTCGACGGATGGTGATGGATGGGGTGCGTGCTCGGCGACGTGCGGTTCGGGAACTCAAACGCGTACGTACAGAATCACCACGCAGCAGGCAGCCGGTGGCAACTCGTGTCCTAAAGGCGATGGCGCCACAGAGTCTAAAGCGTGTCCAAACTTGCCAGCATGCGTCGCCGCTGTAAATTGCGTGGGTGCATGGGGAGAATGGACTGGTTGCTCTGCAGGGTGCGGCGGTGGCACTCGATCTCGAACTTACTATGTAAGCACGCCGGCGTCCGGTACCGGAACCGCGTGTCCCAATACAAACGGACAAACTGAATCCGAAGCATGCAACTCCACACCATGTTGTGATGCAGCGTCGGCGGGTGAATGGTCTGACGTCGGTGGCGTCATCTGTAACGGATCATCCAGCCCAAATCCTTACATTTATCAGACGCGTGCAATTACTTTCCCAGCGAACCCATCTGGTACCGCAACAGCCACAGGCTGTAATTTAGTGGTATCTAGGTACAGACTTACAGCAGGTCCTGATCAGATGGGCAACAAGTGTCCGGATGAGGCGCCCACTGCAGGAACTTGCAGTTATGGAAATCAATGGAGTGCGACTGCTGGGTGTGCTATTACTCCAGCTACACAGCGACCCACGGCGGGGGTGTGTTCGGCTGGTCAGTGGTTCTCGGACACACCCTCGTCCGGCTCGGGATATTTTGATCGCCGTTATGGGTGGTCAGTGTATAATGCGGATGGGAGCGTAAAGTATCTTCACAGATATGATGGTTCTCAATACAGTGGAAATGAACAGGGTACTTACATCATAGGCAGTGCGACAAGTAAAGGTGGCTTCACCCCAACTTCAACTGTACCAGATGCTCTAAAAGGTCCTGGATGTTACCAATGGGTAGATTCGCGCCAGCCAGGAGATATACCTAATCAAAGATGGGAACAAAGAACAACAAATTCAGTCACGTGTCCAGCGGGTTATACAGCGACGTCCGACAAAAAGAACTGCACCGCCCCTTCATCTACAGTAACAGGTCTAACATGTTCAAGATCTGAATATTTTACAGCAAACAATGGAACTAACAAGTGTGTAGCTAAATAGCCACAAGCTTCTGATGACCCACACGGATCTTAGTATCTACGTAAATTTCGCGCCCAGACGCTTGAATAGCCTTGCAAAACGCCACGTCCTCGGACGCCATCTCGACGAGCGGCCCGATGTGCTGCAGCTCGCTCCAGAACCAAGGGTACTTGAGGTCTTCGACGACCCCCTTGCGAATCATCATCCACCCCATACCCGCGTACGCAACGGGCATGTAGTGCGGTGCGCCCACCACGTCATCCGGTCGCAGAAACTTGAAGGATCCGTTCTTGCTGAAAAAATCCTCATCCCAGACCTTTACGGTGGAGAAGTGTTGGAGGTCCTCCATCATGTAGAGTCCCGCCGTCACATCGTGAGGACTCTCGAGTAGATTGAAGAAATCCTCGGGCTTGAAAAGAATGTCAGAATCGATCCACATCATCACATCGTAATCAACCTTGCCCTGAAAAGGCTTTTGATCCGGACCCTGAAGCACATCACCCCCGAGGCACTTGGCGCGAGCGAAATGAACAACGCTCGAATAGTGCTGAGAAATCATACACTGGTGACCGCGCGCAGTAGCCTGCATCATCAGGTCCGTCCATGAAAGCAGAAACTCACGGGAATATGAGCGCCCGGGCATGCAAAAAATGACCTTGACCATTCTACAGAATAAAGAAGACAGTTCTTAAAGTAGTAAATGAGCAATGCTCGGCTCGTGGATCACATGGGTTCGGATGAAGCTATCGTTCAGGCCGCTCGCGTGTCTTATGCAAAGGGAACCAAATCAGTATCGGACGATCGAGGACTCATCCGGTACCTCATGAGGCACAAGCACACCACGCCATTTGAAATGGTCGACTTCAAGTTTCATATCAAGTGCCCTATTTTCGTGGCGCGTCAGTGGCTCCGGCATCGGACCGCGTCGGTGAATGAAATGTCAGCGCGTTATTCAGTCGTGCCAGATGAGTATTTCCTCCCAGACGAGCTTCGGACGCAGTCCACTACGAACAAGCAGGGGTCAGAGGAGCCTCTCGAGGGTTCTTCTAATCTCCTCCTCAAGCAAAAGGCTTCATGTGATCTCGCATTTCACACATACGAAGAGCTCCTCAAGAAGGGGTGTTCACGGGAATTGGCACGGACCCACCTCCCTCAAAGCACGTTTACTGAATTTTATTGGAAAATTAACCTTCACAACTTGCTTCATTTTCTGAAACTGCGCATGGACGATCACGCCCAGAAGGAGATTCAGGATTTGGCCCAGCAAGTCTATGAGCTCATCAAGCCCATCGTTCCCGTGACCTGCGAGGCTTTCGAGGATTTCGTGGTTTCATCAGTGACCTTTTCGCGCGCCGAGATGGCTCTGCTCAAGGATATTGTGAAGGATCCGATGAGCGCGCGGTGGCGGGTTCTCAATAGCAAGGGTGAAAATGCCGAGTTTCAGGCCAAGCTAAAACTTCTTGAACTCTAGTAAATGCACGATTACATTTTTATAGCTCTTATTCTTGTGATCGTCTTGATATTGTGGTGGAAGTACGGGCGGACCGTCGAGACTTACGAAATGCCACGGCCACAGAATTGCGCCGAAGTGGCCGTGGCTCTGGACGCCAAGTGCGCCGAGTCCAACGCGGCTTTCCCCAAGGACGGCCCATATGCCGATTCGTCCCACAAGTATTGCTGTAAATAAATTCTGAACATAAATTAATATGGGTGGAAATACGTCAAAGAGTTCCGTCCAGCAAGTGAATGAGTTTTTCACTCAGACGACCAACTCTTTTGTGAGTGAAAACTCAAACGAGGTGAGCGCCGCGAATTTGAATACGCAGACCATAAGTGTGAGAGGATCAAAATTTAAAAATTGCACCATAGACATATCACAGGAAATAGAGGCAACTACAGTATCTACTGGAAAAATGGAAAATAAATCAATTCAGGATCTATCGACTGCCCTTCAAAATCAGGCCAAAACTGCGATTGATAATGCAGCAACGCAGGAAAATGGCTTTTTCAGTACAGCAATAGCCAATAGTACCGAAGCCAAGACAGATCTCAAGAACAAGGTTACAAACATAATAGATAACACAATGAAATCAACTAATATTCAGAAAGTTTTCTCCGACGCCAGAAATCTTCAGGATCTTGATTTTTCACACATTGACATGGAATGTGCACCCGCATACAGAATTGCAGGTCAGAATGATTTAGAAATTAACCAAAAACTTAAATCCGCCGTCGTCGCCAAGGGCGTGGCTGATAACCTTACACAGGCGTTGTCTCAGGTTATCGTAGATAACACGGCTGATACCACCGTCACACAAAAAGCCGACCAGAAAAATGCCGGACTTGACGATCTCGTAAGCGCTCTCACTTCGGGATGGGCAATACTGGTATTTGCAATAATAATGATTTTGATTATACTTGCTGTTGTGGGCCCGAAAATCTTGGCGTCCATGAAGGGGGGCAACGGTAACGGTAACGGCAACGGTAAATAAACTCAGCGCCGCTTGGCCATCATAGTTAATAGAGATTTCGTAGAATCGTCACCACCGCCACTGCTCATCGCGATAACAATACCTATTATCACAAACAGTATAGCTATAGCAATACCTACCCACATTCCTATATTCGTCTTATCTTCTTCCACGGCCTCTGGTGCAGTGACCGTGGAAGTTGGTTGACCCCCACCAGCCGATGGAGGAGAGCCTCCGCTCGGCGAAGGCCCTCCGCTCGGAGACGGGCCTCCGCTCGGAGACGGGCCTCCGCCCGCATTGTTATTCACAGTGAGAGTCTGTCGACAAGATGCCGATAACCGAGATTGATCAAAATTAGCGTTTGTAAAATCTTGAATACACACGAGTGAATTAATCTGACATGTCTGGGGGGTGTCTTTTAGAAGAACTGAATCTGAATTGCTTCCATTGCGCGCATCTTGACAATTTGATGACAAGCAGAAAAAATCACTTGCGCCTGTAATCTGAACAGTCGCGTTCAATGAAGCCAGAGCAGATTTGGCCCGATTAAGAGTTGTGCATCCAGGGTGGGTATTATTACATCCAGAGGGGCCGTACTTTACTGTATTGTAACACGAACACAAGTCTGTAACGCCAGCCACACCTCCTGGATACGCGTCGCATAGTTCTTGAACGAGCCGCGTGGCTGTGGCTTTATCAGCCGCGGCGCTATTTGTGTTGGTAACTGAAGTTACAGTTGAATCCTCCTTGATTACTTTGTTAATAAAATTACGGGCTGCTGGATTAAATGCCCATTGTTTATTCGACTGTTCAATACGTTTCATAAGTTCGAAATTAAGATTTCGTCCATAATATGCTTGACACTCCGAGCTCGCCATGAGCCCATTGAAATTCGCGCCGCCACAACGATCGGCTGATATTCTAGCAATTGTAGCGGCGTCGAAATGAGTCGACAGGGAATTTAACTGCGTCGTGATTGAAGAATATGTACAGACGACGTTGTGACCCTGCATCGTGACGGTGTCTACGGTTCCCTGAATCGCGTTGGAACCTTGTGTACTTGGGCAAATATTCGCATCAGTAGGGTTTTCTAGGCATTTTTTACCGCCACCACCTGCTGAACAGCCACCGCAGCAGCAATAGCCACTCCATTCGTATTCCCCACCCGTACAACGTCTTGAGCCTCCAGAATTACATACACAACCAGTATCGCGAAAATTTGCAGCCGATGAAACCGGCGCGGCTATTGTGTCATAGCCCATCTATTACTTTAAAAGATAAAATTTGAGATTGTTATGGAGGTTCTGTGCCGAGTGGTCAGGCCGTACTACGACTGGGACGGCCGTAAATATCTCGAGCTCGAGTCGCGGGACATGGGTCTTCACTTTCGCGTCAAGGTGCCGTTCAGATACGGTCGCGTGATGTGCAAGGCTGACGGTCTAAGGACTATTCAAGAAATTAAGCAAGATGAAATTATTATCGCCTTTATGGAAAAGAAGTTCTGGGATGGAGATGTCCACTGGATCCTTCATGGGTTTAGAGAGGTCGATCCTTGATAAACAAATGAAGGTTTCCCGCAACGGGTATATAGTTGAAGGTTCGGCTGATATAAAAAAAGAACTCACTGTTAGACCAGTTGAAAATGCTCTTGGGATTACGGCCCCTTCCTTCAAAGTATGGAGACGAGTCTCGGAAAAGGATTCTCAATTGGTTGTCCCAAGGTACTATGGTCTTGGGAAGTTCGGGGCGCCGACCACCGACTCCCGAATGGCTTGCACTGGCGCTCCTCGGATCAATTTTGTTGGAAAATTGCGAGACCAGACGAAACAAAATGAAGCTTTCGCGTGTGGAGTCAAGGCCTTTTCAGAAGTGGGAGGGGGCGTACTCTCTTTGCCCTGTGGGTTCGGGAAAACGACCGTTGCCTTGGCTCTTTCGGCACATCTAAAAGTCCGGACTATGATCGTGGTTCACAAGGAATTCCTTGCAAACCAGTGGGTCGATAAAATCAAGGAGTTTTGTCCTGAAGCCACTATAGGACGGGTTCAGGGTGACCAGTTTGACGTTGAAAAGGATTTTGTGATTGCCCTTATCCAGACTATGTGCATGAGGGAATTTGATAAGAAGGCCTTTGATTCAATAGGACTCTTGGTGGTGGACGAGGCTCATCACATAGGAGCGCCCGCATTTTCACAATTTATGTTCAAAATATGTCCCAAGTTCACTCTCGGACTTACAGCGACGCCCGAACGCAAAGACGGGCTGACGCGGCTCCTGTACTGGTTCCTCGGCCCAGAGTTCTTCAGGGTCGAGAGAGCAAATCAGGGAACTACAAAGGTCATAACGCTTCATTACACGGACGATGCCTTCAAGGAGGCCCCACCCGTATCGCGGTTTGGAAAGTTGAACATGGCTGGAATGATTAACATAGTCACTGACCTCGAGCCTCGGAACGAACTCATCATCAAGACCGTAAACGGGGCCGTAGCGCAAAACAGGAAAGTGCTCGTGCTGTCTGATAGGCGTGAGCATTGTATTTATCTTCATAGCATTTTTGGCTCTAAGTCGGGGTTGTACATAGGAGGAATGAAGGAAGCTGAATTAGCCGCGTCGGCTGAAAAACCCATAGTGGTTGCTACGTTTCAGTTGGCCCACGAGGGTCTAGATATTCCTGCACTAGACACGGTAATCCTCTCGACACCCAAGTCGGACATTAAACAATCTATAGGTCGAATCATGAGAGAGACAAAGGGCAAGGTGAATGCTCCTCTCATATACGACATTTGTGACCAATGGTCCGTATTCTTTTCCATGTATCGCAAGCGCGCCGCTGTGTATCGGGAAGGGGGGTTTGAATTTGAATCTTCAATTCAAGAGGAAAAACCAGTACCCAAAGGGAAGTGTCTATTTAATTAGAAGAATTATGGCGACTATAACCACTAGTATCCATACTGGGTTGGAGTCACACGAGCACCGTCCAGTCTTTCCGCAACACGTGCACGCCATTAATAAAGACATTTATTTTTTAATAGAATCTACAATTGCTAATATGAATGTACCCACTACGAAAAGCAATACGACGTAGTTACATTCAGTATTATCCATCTCAATGCCCTTTGGGACTTTTGATGGCGAGACCGGAGCGCGCGTTGGCGCTAAAGGTCTCGGATCTTCAAATGGCGCATAGGCCACTGCCATATATTAAACACGGAAAAATTTACAGGACAACCTCCTTCTTCTTGGACTTGCGAACCTTTTTGCCGCCACCAACATTCACCTCACGCGTGTCTGGATCGCCTGCATCGATGGACACGATGTCTGAAACGGACTCGACGTCTGCGTCACGCTGCCGAGCCATCTGAGGTGGCGGTGGGCCCATCATGCTCATGAGGGAACCAAAGTCCATGCCCGGCCCACGCATTTCACGGTGCAGTCCTGATGATGGAGGATCGGCGGCAGATGGCATACTTGGCTTGAACGTGTTCATCAGACCCTGCATCATGTCTGGGCGTCCGTTCTGCGCCTGAGCAGTCGCCGACTTGAGCATCGAGTTGGTCAGGTGGAACATCATGGCCGAGCCGCCAACCATCATAATCAGCTTGACCTCTGGAGCAACCTGCACCTTGGCCTTGTACTTGTTGTAAAGATCCTCGAAGACCCCATCGTACTCCTCAATAGACTCCATGGTGTTCTGGGACCAGCCATTCAGCTCGAGATCGAATGGGTCGAACTTGTCATTCAGGAACTCGAGTCCTGTAATGCAAGCCACAAGCATGCGCCGCTGAAACTTGATGGACCGGTCGACTTCGATACTGTAAATCATACGCTTGTACTCCGTGCGAATCTCGTCGATGTCGGAGTAAATCGTCAGACGTGCGCTCGACTTGAAGCCCTTCTGAGTCAGACGGGTGATCTTATTGAGCAGGTCAGCCTTCTCATCCTCGATGGTCTTGTAGCCGTCAGATGGTCCGCTGGCCCCCCCTCCCTGAAACTGCCCTTGCTCTTGACCCTCCTCATCCCCGTATTCCTCCTCGCCCTCACCATCGTCAAACTCTTCATGAGTGGGTGGGGGTGCGGCTGTACGCTTACTGGGATTCATGAAAAGGTCCAGACCCTCCTCTGGAGCCGCCTCCATGCGAGAAGGTCCAGGAGCTCGCTTCGCAAATGGACTTGGGCGGGAAGGTTTGGCCTTCAGGGGAACCGTCTTTTTCTCTGGCATCTGAAATGAAATTTCATCCATGAGTTTAGACTCGTCATCATTCAAAGTCATATTATGAGCACCGGTATCAAAGCTGATGTCCATTGAAACCTTTAGAGAAATGAAGTTGTTGGCTTTAACGCAAAAAATAATATCGAGTAATTTCAAATGGCTTTCAAAATTGGCAAGATGGTGACGCATGCCCTCATCATCGGTCTGCTCGTGGCGATTCTGGTTATCCAGCTCCGCACCCCCACGACCGTGAGCACTTTTATCCCCGCCCCCATCGAGACCAAGCCCACCTCCGCTGTTGCTCGCAAGGGAGGCAGCCTGTTCGACATGAAGCCCAGTCTAGAGTGCACCCCAGGCCCGTCCGAGAACGCCTCGTACTACACCATGGGTCTGACGCCAGGCGGTCTGTGCGGTGATGGCGAGGCCGTCCAGTCTCAGCTGCGCGACTTTTCCATCGAGAACGGCATCGGCGGCTCACTGCTCGAGAAGTAAATATTTCGTTAATAACAGATGGAGTACATAATCTATGTAGATTCCAATAACAGAGATCAAAGTTTATACCCAAATTCAAATTCCTTCACTCTTTACTTGACGGACCCAATTACCAACATCAAAAAGGTGGAATTGGTTTCGGCAATGCTCCCAGACCTCACCGCATCACAATTCGTAACACTCGACATAGCAGAGCTCAGAACTCCCAGACACCTCACCGCAGACGCCCTCACGACAAACGGCACACAGACGAGCAACGCTTTCGATGGATCATTCGCAACCATTCCTATCAAGGCTAATTTACCATCGGCAACCAATTCTGAATTTTATAATGCAAATTATCGCATAGTTACCGAATACCCTTCTAGAATAGATAAACTGGATCGGATCACGGTGTCGTGGCGTCAGCCAAATCAGGGGACCCTTTTGATTGCAGGGCGTACCATGTTTATATTAAAATTAGAGACGGAAAAGGTCCCGCTCGAGCCCGAACGCCCAGCGAGCCTCCCAGACCCAGTTCCTTGGGATCAAACGGAGGAAAAGCAAAAATGGATAATAGCCATCGCGATAGCAGTGATTGGACTTGTCATAATTATCTCTCTAAAAAACAGATAAGATGTGTGACAGCATCGCGAACGGCGGCCCTCGCTTCATCACCCGTTCAGGTGAGTCGTGCCCTCCAGCGAACGTCACCATCGCATCAAACGTCCTAGACACAAACGGAAACGTCATCTGTGCGAATATCATCGCAGGTGACGGCACCTTTACAGGAAATCTCTATGTTGCCGGCCAAGTTTATGGAAATATAATTTATAATTCTATAAATATTTCCGGTACAGCCAATATTGGCGTGCTCGAAGCCGGTGTCGTGTTTGGAGACGGGTACGGACTTTCGAACCTCCAAGCCTCGAGTATAGTTGGGACGGTATCACAAGCTCTAGTTGCTAACATAGTTGCCGATAGTTACCAGCCTAATATCGGATCTCTAGTGAACCTATACGTGGCCAACTCCGTCACCACCACGAACATATCGACCCAGATAATCACATCTTCACTTTTCATTGGAAACGGTTCTGCAATTTCAAATATAAATTCAAGTAACCTCGTGGGAAATGTTGCGGTGGCCGACATGGCCCTAGTCGTGACTCAGGCTTCCCAGCCTAATATCACGAGCGTTGGAACCCTCACGGGACTCGCGGTTGCGGGACTTGTCCAAGGCGATCTGTTCTCTGGAAATGGCTCTGCAATTTCAAACCTAAATTCGAGTAACCTTGTGGGAAATGTTGCGGTGGCCGACATGGCCCTAGTCGTGACTCAGGCTTCCCAACCCAATATCACAAGCGTGGGGACCCTCACAAGTCTCACGGTGGCTGGAATTCTTCAGAGTAATCTCTTTAGCGGAAATGGTTATGCAATTTCAAATATAAATTCATCAAATTTACTTGGAAATGTAGCCTCGGCAAATTTGGCCCAATTCGTGACTCAAGCATCCCAGCCCACTATCACGAGCGTGGGTATTATGACGGGACTGTTGGTGGCTGGGTCCACTCAAAGTACCATGTTCTTTGGTGATGGATCGGGAATTTCAAACATGAATTCAAGTAACCTTGTGGGAAATGTTGCGAACGCTAACGTAGCACTCGTGGTGAGTCAATCTTCCCAACCCAATATCACGAGTGTGGGGACTCTCACAGGACTCACCGTGGAGGGGATTATTCAGGGTTACGCATTAAGAGGTGATGGATCCGGAATTTCAAACATGAATTCAAGTAACCTTGTGGGAAATGTTGCGAACGCCACCGTGGCTCGAGTGGTGAGTCAAGCGGCTCAACCAAATATCACGAGCGTAGGAACTCTCACGGGCCTCACGGTGTCGGGCCTCACAACGAGTGGTTACTTTTTAGGGGATGGGCAAGGAATTACAAACATAAATCCATCAAATATTTCAGGAGCAGTTGCACAATCGATTGTCGCCATTACGGTATCTGGAAATTCCCAGCCAAACATCACATCACTCGGCACTTTGAGTTCATTGACGGTTTCGGGCGTGTCATCGGCTGGTTTGTTTATTGGAAATGGTTTCGCAATTTCAAACATAAATTCATCAAACTTGGTGGGGGCCGTGGCGAGCGCCAATCTCGCGGTGGCGGTCACTGGGAACGCCCAGCCCAACATCACAAGCTTGGGAAACCTTTTGGTGCTTAATGTTATTTCCACAATTACGGCCGGATATTTCGAAGGAGACGGGGGGCATCTCGAGAATCTACATGGCGCCAACGTGACTGGAAATGTGGCGCGCTCAGACCTAGCCATCTACGTGTCAAGCGCGTCTCAACCCAACATCACGAGCGTGGGAACCCTAACAGGTCTTACGGTCGCGGGACTGACACAGGGGGATCTGTTCTCTGGAAACGGATCTGCAATTTCAAATATAAATTCAAGTAACCTTACTGGAACTATTTCAACTAGTCGCTTTCCTTTGAGTGGAGTCGTCGCTGGACTTTACGGATCATCCGCCAATGTTTCCCAGTTGGTCATAGATACCTATGGCAGAGTAACCGCCGCAACCAACGTCGCCATCACATCCTCTCAATGGACGACCGTCGCTAGTAATGTAGCATATCAAAACGGAGTGTCAATAGGGACCCTCTCTTCACCCCCTACTGGGTCTAATCTATATGTTCTAGGTACAGCATCAATTTCTAATATTCTCGGAACAATTTCCACACCAAATCAACCTCTCGTGACGTCATTGGGAACTTTGGACAATCTCACCGTCGCGGGTTTCATTTCAGCAAATGGTTCTGCAATTTCAAACATAAATTCAAGTAACCTTGTGGGAAATGTGGCGGCGGCCGACATGGCCCTCGTAGTGACTCAAGCGTTCCAGCCCAATATCACGAGCGTGGGGACCCTTTCGAGCCTAGCAGTTTCTGGTAATTTATCAGGGGGTTTATTTATTGGGAATGCATCGGCGCTTTCAAATATTCAGGCTTCAAATCTTGTAGGGGCGGCGCCATATGCAGTTGTCGTTTCGGGTGGGTACCAGCCAAATATCACAGCAGTGGGTACTCTTTCGGCACTATCCGTTACGGGTACGACCGTGAGCGGATATTTTACAGGCGACGGTAGTTTTCTTACGAATTTGACATCGTCATCGCTCGTGGGGAACGTGGCGGCGGCAGATATGGCCCTTGTCGTGACTCAAGCGTCCCAACCCAATATAACGAGTACCGGCATCCTGACATCTCTCAACGTCACTGGAATTTCCAACCTCACATCACTCACGGGGTCCCTTGTGACTGCCGCTCAGCCTAATATCACAAGTACCGGCATTCTATCATCTCTCAATGTCACGGGCATTTCCAACCTCACAGCACTCACGGGCTCCCTTGTGACTCCCGCACAGCCTAATATCACAAGTACGGGAATTCTGACCTCTCTCAACGTGACGGGCATTTCGAACCTCACGTCACTCACAGGCTCTCTTATAACTCCCGCACAGCCCAATATCACTTCAGTCGGTACCCTCACATCACTCGACGTTACTAATGAGGTAACGGCCACGCGTTTCGTGGGAATTCTCAATGGTGCTGTCGAAGGTTCGAACCTCATCTCTGGTTCTTCAATCACGGGGTCCCTAGCGACCGCTGCGCAACCAAATATCACAAGCACGGGAATCCTGACCTCTCTCAACGTGACGGGCATTTCTAACCTCACGTCTCTCACAGGCTCTCTTATAACTCCCGCGCAGCCCAATATCACTTCAGTCGGTACCCTCACATCACTTGACGTTACTAATGCGGTAACAGCCACGCGTTTTGTGGGAATTCTCAACGGCGCCGTAGAAGGTTCGAACCTCATCTCTGGTTCTTCAATCACGGGGTCCCTAGCGACCGCTGCACAGCCCAACATCACATCAGTCGGGACCCTTACGTCGCTTGACGTTACTAATGCGGTAACGGCCACGCGTTTTGTGGGAATTTTCAACGGTGCCGTAGAAGGTTCGAACCTCATCTCTGGTTCTTCAATTACGGGGTCCCTAGCGACCGCTGCGCAACCAAACATCACAAGCACGGGAATCC